ATTATAGTACGTCTTTACGTTGTTTGAAGCTGGAATTAATTTAGATAACACATAAGTCGGGTCGGTTGGTGCTGACCCAGTTCCGTTCCATAATCTTAATTCTATCTTTGAACCCTCTTGACCTGTTTCGGATATTTCGATTATATAAGGTGAACGTGCGAAAATACTCATTTTATATTTTTTAAGTTTTGATTTAAAATTGAATTTAAAAGCGTTTCAGCATCCAGTCCGTATTTATCTATTAACACGTCCGGAAGTTTCTTAAATGCTTTCTCAAATGGCTTAGTAAAGAATAAGCTTGGTTTGATTCCGTATTTAAAAACACTTCGAGCTATTGCAAATTGCAATCCTTTTCTTGACTGAAACTTTCCTTTTATATCTCGTGGTGCAATTCCTTTTTTCACTATCCATTTGTCAAACGCTTTTGGCGGTGGCATTTTAGATTTGTAGCTATACGGAGTGCTGTACTTTTTTTCTTTACCCGAAACCCCTTTGTCTTGGAAGTTACCGTAAGCCTCCATGTCAAAATAAACACCGATTGAATTTGGGAACTCTTTTACTTCGCCTTGTATTGATTGAGATAATTTTCCAGACGTGTCTTTATTCAGTCGTTTAAGTTCGGCTTTCGCTTGACTTACAACTTCATCTCTAAATTTCTGTAAGGCTTTTAATGTTTCACTCATTAGCAAATTGTCATTGAGTTAGGAACTAAAATATCAAGTGTCATTGTCCAACCTGCTAAATAGTTTTCAAAGCGTTCAGCAAATGGCTCAACACTTGCGTTACCATCAACCATAAAATTATCGCTAAATAACTCCCCACGTCGTAGGCTTTCGTATAATCTATTTTGAACTGCAAACATTGTATTTAATACATCTTGCTCGTTGTTGTTTCCTATAAACGTGTTTGTGTCTTCGTCTTTTGATATGTCAACAATATCCATGCAAAGAATACTTACATTAAAACGAATGATATTATTTTCAATTGAACTTGAATTTACTATCAAATGAGCCAACGGAAAAATTGTTTGCTTAGATAAATCCACGCTGAATATATCACCTTCAGTAACCGTGTTTATGAAAGCATCGTTATCGAAGTGTCCTTTTAACGTATCCAGTAAATTATAATAATTACCCATTTTTAAATTTTCTTTTTAATTCTCTATTTTCAATTTCAGTTCTTTGTCGCTCGTAAGTAAGGTAGGTAAGGCACTTCCGTATTCCCAATTTGGTAACTTCATCAAACTTTGTAACATCTCCTTTAGCGAGTGCATAGATTGAATTATACCATCCCCATTGCTTATTGAATTGAGTCCGTTCTGAATAGTCGTGTTCAGTTCCTTGTTCCTCGTCATCTCCACTTCCAAAGAGGTAAGCGAAGCTTGAACTAAGTCGTTTCCTAAATGATAAAAAAAAACCGATGCAGCCATTGCAATATCCAAAGGAGTGTATTTCATAAGTTCAGCAAATTCATCTGTTCCAGAATAAGGCATTATATCGTAGGTGCCTTGTTTCGTTTTTTTGGTTATCGGTCTGTATAAAACTGCCATTGCTTTATGGAATGTTTCAACCTTGCCTATATTGTGGTCTAAGTCTACGTACTCACCGAAGCTCATTTCTTCTAAGTTAGGAATGAAACCGAACTCCATGTCTTGTATTTTAAACGTGGTTTTGAAATCCGTCTTTTGCTTAAATAACTCATTGAAATGATTTGCCAACCCTACGACATCGCTGTATTTTATTTGAAGTACGTCTTTCATGTTAAGACCGCAGAAAATTTCAATAGACTTTTGAGCGATTAGCTCTTCATCGTTTGACCCCTCAACCAATTTCATGAACTTTTGGTAGTTCATTAATGGAATTTCATTAAGCGTTGTTGGAATTACTATTTCCGTTTTCATATTTATATAACTTTATATTTGATAATTGTAGTAAGCTAAGGCAATATCGAACGCTTTACCTAACATTTTTGTGTGTATTCGTATTTTCATAGGGTCGTCAAACACTATTTTAACCCTTATACCTTTCTTTTCTTGGATATATTTCTCAACTATGCGCACCATCATCGGGAGGTCATCTGTCATTTAGTTGAAATTAGTGTATAAAATACTGTCCGTAATGAGGGTTAACTCCCAACACTTCCATTTCGTGGTAACGGATTGCATCTATTGAGTGGTTATTGAAGTCAATAGGCTTATTAAGACGAACGCCAGTTTTGTCAGTATCCCAAATGTAACCGCGCAATTCTTTGATTAGATTAACGCTGTTTGACGTTACTAAATACTCTTGGCTTTGCATTATCTGAATACCAAAGTTTATTGAATCTTTGCCTTTTGTAACGCCTTTAATCGTCTTTCCGTACCGTCTAATCTCTTCGATTGACTTAGGCTCGGAGCTATCAGCATATATCGGAACGCTATACGGTAGCACATTGGCAATATCGTTATTTAACATTCCAGTTCTATATATTAATTCATTCAGTATTCGCTTACCATTCCACGTATAAACTTCAACTGCTGCGGTGGGGTCGTTTGTGTATCCAAAGTCAAGTCCTATTCCTATTAATCTCGCATCACTTGGTATACTATCAATCTGTTTCCAGTTGCTGAATATAACGCCCTCAAGCATTCCTATTTCACCTAAGCCATATACACGCCACCAATTAGCCCAATAAGTGCTTGTAGAGGCTTTCTCGCGATTCTTTTCTATTTGTTCAACTATACTATTATCTAAGGCTTCATTATCCTTGTAAGTTAAGATTATAAAGTCTGCGTCGGGTTCATCTTTTAGTTCAGTGTGGACCCAAAACTCATTAGCCGGGTTGAAGTCTAAAAATACTTCTTTTTTAGTCCGTATAGAAAGTTCATTATAAGATTCAAAGGTAACATTATTGCACTCGTTAATATAAAGAATGTCACGCCGAGCACCACGTAACTTAGAGCTATCATCCGCACTAAAAAATTCAAAAACACTTCCATTTTTAAAGTTATAGGTTAATAAAGATTTATTGAACTGCTCATCGTTAAAGCGATTAGTCCATTTAAGTATTTTAAGAAAGTCTTTTAATGCACCCCTACGAAGATGAGGTATTGATTCAGCTACCACGCTTATTTCTAAGTTAGGTTGTTGTATTGCTTTGTTTATTAAGACCGCTAAAATAGAATACGTTTTCGAAGCTGCCGTGCCTCCTTGTATTATTTTAGTTCGTCTTTTTAAAGCAAGAACCTTATTCGTTGCTGTCGTTCTCTTGAACATCAGGAAATAATGGCTGTTCTAAAATTGTTTGTTCTATTTGTTGTAATGGCGCACCGTAACCGCTATCCATTAATGCTTTGTAAGCAGCAACATCTCCCTCACGTGCTTTTTTAATTAAAGCCAAAGTCATCAAATCTTCTTGGCTCATTGTTTCTTCTTGGTTAGTTAAAGGGTTCTTTAGCTTTTGATTAACTTCTAACCAATACTTTGCTATTGTGCTCCTGTTCTTTGCTCCTTTTGGTCTGCCATTAGGGTTTCCGCTTTCGCCTTTTTCCCAACGTGGTTCTATTTGTCCTTTGCCTGCCATTGTACGTTGTTTATTCGTTGTTTATTTTAATTCAACTCCGTTCTTCTTAATAACTAAACTCGGGTCAAGTTTTTTCATACGGTCAATTATTACTTGGCAGTATTTAGGGTCTAATTCCATTACAAATGATTTTAATTTTAGTTGTTCTGCTGTTATCATTGTTACTCCGCTTCCTCCAAAATAGTCTGCAATAGTTTTAATGTTTTGTTTCGTTTTTTCAATACACCATTCAACTAATGAAACAGGCTTTTGAGTTGGATGCACTCTGTTTGTTTTTTCTGATGCCTGTGTAAATTGTCTTACCACGCTTCTAATGTTTGTCCACGCAAGCTCACAATCTGTTTGGTCGCTACCTCCGTTATTTTTATCCCAAACTAACCAACACTCGCTATCAGGTAAAGCACTACTGTAGTAATTTGCACCCCACCAAATGTGATATGACTTAGGATAAAGTGAATGTATTAAATTAAAACTATCTCTTGCAACATCTGTGTTATCGTCACCTAAAATATCAGTACCGTATCTTTCTTTTAATACTCCGCTTTTTGATACCGCATTCATTCCGTATGGAGGGTCTGTATGAATTAAGTCAGGTGTTATACCTTGCATCAATTTATCAATGTCATTTATATTCGTAGCACTACCACAAAGTAACCTGTGTTCTCCT